CCTGCGCAATGCCGCGTAAGTTCCAGTTTAGGTACAATGCCGGGATCCCCGGCCTCATTCAGACTCCCCGTGTACAGGCTGTTGCTCGCGAGCGTGCTTTCTTACGCCGTAATAGCAACGTACCTTATCTCTTCGGCCACACTGACGATGTTGCAGTTCGTATGCGACAGCGTTCTCGTGACCGCATGCACGCCATTGCCCGCGAACAGGAGTATTTAAGGCAGCTGTATCCGCCGCGGCCTTATCGTCGACCACCGATGCGTATTAGAACCAAGCCAGTTTTTAAACGTAGGTTTTAATTAAACACTAGCTATGTGGTTTACGTCCCATCTATCAGCACTCATCGCACTCAAATCAGGGGCGAAGTTAGCGAACACTACTAAGTTCAACTTAGGCAAATCGATAGCACAACTATCGTACTTACCCGAGCAGATGTAACTGTTGCTCAGCATCTCCAGCATCTCATAGACCACCGCAACCGCGCCAGCCTCGTGCGATCTCGTCAAGTCGAAAACGACGCACGTCGTATGGACCTGCATCTTGGTGAGCAAATGACATAGGTCCGCTTTCTTCATCATCTGACACACGACGGCGTTGTGGTGCAGGCGGAGGTGATTCCCCATAAAGCTCTTCCCGACGTTGCCACGCTCGTCCCACCACCACCGGACTTTGCGGGGGACGGGGGCGCCAGCCAGCGATGTTAGCAGATTGGATTGCCATTGCCTCAATATCGTCCCAGATGTCTCTGATATCAACATCTGTTTAGTTGCACGTTGGGCACGGTCAGTATGGTATTGTCTCAGGAACCTGTCATACTTAGCCCAAGTCACGAAGTGATCTTGGATAAGGTCCTCCAGCGACGCACCTTCGTCGATGGCGTTTTGCACTGCTTGCAGGTCAGTGCGTTGGCCTTGCGCCGTGGTGATACCGGCGATGCCCTCATACACTCCGTTCGTGAACGGTTCTGTCCCGGCCTTCCGGGTGTCAGCCTTGCTGCAGTAGTCGACGTTCTGCTCACTGGAGCCTTTGCAGGCCTCCGTGTGCGGTCGCACTCCTAGCTGTTCTTCGAGCCAGTCGGAGAACTTCTTGGCATCGTACTTGCAGTTCAGCTGCACATATCCTTGTATGTGGTCGGTGCCGGACTCGCCAAGCTCTTCTTGGCACGCAATAAATGTGACACGTGTTTTTTGCGTAATAACGCGCGCTACTAAATTTTTGAAGCGCTCGTACAACCCTTCGGTGTGGTTGTTAACGGTAACTTGAAAATGGCTGGAACGGCCCATTTGTGAACGGTTAGATTTTTCGTAGAATGACAGCACTCTGTGCAGGGCAGGAATGAAAAATGTGTCGCGAAGTCGCGGAATTAAGAGAGGTCAGTATTACCCTCTCTTAATTCATTATTATAGTCGTTTAATAATTAATTCACGAATTCTGGTCGGTACGCGTTGCCAGGAATTCGTAATCAATTATGCCCTTTAGGGCGTAATTCCTAATGAGTCCTCTCATTAATTGGTGCGCGTGCATGAAATTGCCGCAAATTTATATTTCCGTTCAGAAATTTAATTGTTGCTCCAAAGTGAAACATGGTGTATCGACCCGTTGCGCGTCGTGCGACCAGGTTCACCCCGAGGGCGTACGTGACTGCGCAGGGCCTTCGGTACGCGGCCAAAGGCGCGCGTCAACTTCAGAAGACGATGAAATCTCGGAAGAAGAGTAAAGGCCGATCGAAGACGGCCCAGTCCCGCAAGCGCGGGTCGGGTGTCAGCCCGAAGTTTAAGATCGGCACGTTTGCCGGTGAACTAATTTCATCCAAGCCAGTGAAACTGCCTTTGAAATGCGCTCGCATTAGGCGTCGCGAGTTCGGTTCTACTATTGCGGCCAACCGTTGTTGGGTGTCAGGCAACAGTACTGGTTCCGAGTTTTATTTTATGTCCCTCATTGCTGAGGGCATTGTTACATACTTGCTCCAGCGTATGGGCGCTACCGTGGCTGACAAGGACCACGGAGTGGGCACTCTCATCCGTGAGTTTGAGATCGATTTTATTGCAGACGACGGTCCTGCACCTTTCGGCTCTCAAGAGAAGATTGCGGTTACCGCCCGCATGATTCTTGATAACTTTACTTCGTTTAACAGTATGGTGTACAACAATTCGTTGCTTGCTTTAAACACTGTGAAGATCGACGGTATTGATCAACCCGGTGGTTTCACTGGGTTGAACCGTGTCTTGTATGACATGGCCCTTCAGGGTTTGTATCCCTGTCGTATCCGCGGTTACCGTCTTGATGAAGACGGTGCTGATGACAGCAAGAACATCGTGTTTCGCGATGATACGTTCGGTCAAGGTACCCTTGCCATCGATATTCGTGGCGTGCACAAGTTTCAGAACGTTACTCCTGCCCGCGAAGCCGGTGTTGCGGGCACGTCTAACTACAACGTCAATGCCATTGACGCTAACCCCTTGGAAGGGAAGATCATGACTTTTCGCAACTTGGCTCCTACTTGGAACAAAGGTTGGCTGGATCTTCAGCCCCAGATTCCGTTAAGGGCTTTCTCTCAAAGGCCTGACGGTGATTTACCTTATGGTAACCCTGGCTCTTGGGATTACCCGCAGGCCAGTAGCCAGGCTACTGGTACTACCACTGGTTTACCCAACATTCCGGAGTTTGAAGCAGCTCCTTTGAGACCGATGACTATTTTTTCGAATTGTTCTCGGTCTACTCCTGTCAGGTTCCCTCCTGGTGGCTTCAAGACTTTTAAGACACACTTTTCGCAGTCCCGTTCTCTGCGTTCGCTGATTCGAGACCTCACTCAGGTGCAGTCATTGAACCGGGCATCAATCCAGGAACCTACTCATGGATTTGTCAACGGCAAGTACCCGCCTTCTGGTGGCAGTTTTATGATGTGCGTGTTGCCCACCATCAAGACTGCTTTCAACGAGGACATTACGATGGCCTGGGACTACGTTCGTGATGGCAAGGCCATGTTTACGAAGTACAAAGGAGGCAGCATGCCTACAACTAACATGATCCAGTAATCGGCTGGTCATTATCGCCTGCGCAATGCCGCGTAAGTTCCAGTTTAGGTACAATGCCGGGATCCCCGGCCTCATTCAGACTCCCCGTGTACAGGCTGTTGCTCGCGAGCG